GTTTATCTACTTGAGCTTGTAAATCAGCTAAGAAAGATTCTTTGAAACTACCATCAGCAGCAAAAGGAACTTTCTCATCTCCTGCTGTGATATAAATACGTTTTACACCCATCTTCTCTTCAGCTTTAGAAGTATCTAGTAGTGCAATTAGTACGCCAATACTGCCAGCTTCACCAGAAGGATTAATGATTACCTCGTCAGCAGTACAGGCCCAAGCATAAGCTGCAGAACAAGCACATTCGTCAATGTAGGCAAACAATTGGATATTGTTTTCATCGCAAAGCTTGCGTACTTCTTCGATATACTCGAATACGTGACTACCTTGACCACCGCCAGATGCAATATCCATTACAATGGTTGTAGCACCCTCAGCAATCATTTCTTCAAAGTCTTCTAAGATGCCTTCATATGAGCACCCATCAACTTCACCGCAAATGCCTTCTACTTCCTTGTAAGTCATTGCGCCGTGAATCTCGATAACGCCAATACCGTCTACAACTTCTTCATCCTCATCTTCTTCGGCTCCACTTACAGGTACTGATGAATAAGTAGAATCCAAACCGGCATTGCGTTTATCTAAGTAATCCATTACAATGTTAAATGTATTGCTTGATACTAAGTGGGGTGTGTTATATAATGATTCTGTGAGCCGAATCAGGCTTTTCTTTCTTGCCATAATTAGGCTCCTTACGCAGAGTTTTCCAAATTGTCACTTGAATTATCGGTGCCAGATACTTTCTTAGCTGTACCTTCTCCTGCTGGAGATGCAAAGCCTTGGCCTGACTTACTGCCACCATTGCCTTGATTGGTTAGTGACTCTTGGTCAATAGGTTCATCTTCTTCTTTAACAGGAACACCGATGTATTCACGAACTAGGTTAGCTACAGGACGGTCAAATTCAACTAGGCCAACTGAAGCAACACGCTGAAGCATCTTACTAAACTCTTCCATTGCAGGGCGGTCAAAGTCACCAAATGTAATTCTAGGGAATTCAGTATCAGTCCAACCATTAAGTGCAAATGTCTGAGGAATTAAGTCATTATTAATTACATCAGCCATCTCTTTAAGACGGTAAGCTAGGTGTAATGCCATCAGGTTAGTCTTGCCAGTACCAACTGAATAGTTATCCGGGCTGTTACCTGTTAGACGTAATACAGAGCAAGACATAGCTGCTGCAATGTCATCTTGTAGTTGTTTACAGATTGCTGGAACATCATAGGCTTTACCACCTTTTGACTCTAGTAAGTTCATGGTAAAAATAGGTTGTTTTGACTCTGGGTCATACATTAGAGGCATAACTACACTACTTTGAGAACCTGTTGTCAGGTTTTCACCAATTGCTCTAAAACTCTCTGCTACTGCTTTGTCCTCCGGACTCGCGTCAGGAGATAAATATTTTGGATGAATTCCAAATCTTTATGTTCAAGCAAGGTCGTTAATCTTGCCCCGTTTATTAAACTGCTTATACTTTCATATAAGAACAGACTATATCACAATCCTTTTCAGGATTCTTCCCGTTTCGAGCCACTTGGCCCTACTCTACTCCCTCAACAGTGTTGGGTTTCGATAGTCGTTGCACGTTGTTTGAATTACTAAGAATCTATCAGAAATAATCTTTTGAAATATCGCTATATAACCCACGGCGTCTGATGTCATTAATCATACATTTTACTACTCTAGGGTTGTCTGACAAATCCATGATTTGTCGTGTTGTCTTACCATCTGCGATTTGGGTACAAATCCATCTAACAGTATCATCTGAAATCACTCTTGAACGCTTTGGAATTTTATATTTACTAGAAATATTTTTCCAACACTTACCAGAACGAATTGTAGTGACAATACCTAATGTTATTTCCATAGCTTCCGCTATTTCATAATTTGTATGCCCTAGTTCAAGCAATTTGCAAATTTGCTCTGCTTGTACTGAAGATATTACTCTGTTACCATTGTCGTCTCCTACACCTTGACCTAAAACATGCACCGCATGATACATGTTTTCTTTAGGTGTACACCACTCTAGGTTAGAGACATGGTTATTTAACTTATTACCATCTATGTGGTTTACATGAGGTTTGTTTTCTGGGTTATCTATAAACGCAGCAGCTACAAGGCGATGTATAACAAAGAATTTTCTTTGCCCATCTAATATTCTTATGCCAAGTTGCGCATAGCCTGCACCGTTAACCCTAAACTTCATTTGCCAACCTTTTGAGTTGAACACTTTTCCACAATCTGTGATAATGTAGTCTTTTGAATTCTTAATTAATTTTTGTTGCATAATTTTCTCCTACTGAATGTTCGGAGATTCTTAGCATTCAAACCTTCGCTCAGGATAACCCTCGACTTTACGTTAGGGCTTCCCCTGAATTAGAGAAGTTTTCTATAAAAATTACTTTTTAAAGCCGCTATATTTAACGGGTAGTCCACCTAAGTCACGAGCTACGCCAATCATCATTTGATCTTGTAGCAGATTTAGTTTCTTATAGGCTACATAAGCACCCTTAAGAAGACTGCGGCCCTCTGGATTCTCTCGTGTACTATCACAAGTAAATAGCATGAACTTATTACGAGGAATAGTAATCTTAGAATTACCATTATTGGCAATTAAGAATCTTGAACTATTTGTAATACCAGATAAATCTTGGTCAATACTTAGTAGCTCTCGGCCATCCTCTGAGAAGTTCCAAGCACTAATAGTACCTTGACTACGTGGTGCCAGCTTCTTCCAGCCAACTAGGCCATCATTAAATCTTGAGCCATTACCTTTTAACCTGCGACGGAATACTTTCTCTTGAATTGAGAAACCATATTCTAGGTAGCTAGTAATCTCTGTAATGAAGCTACTCCATGAGTGCTCCATATCTTCCATACATGTTTCAATGAACTCAGCACGAGATTTTTGAACATCTGTTGCACCAATAGGCGGCTCTACACTCCATTCAACTCTACCAATCAATGTGCGATAAGCTAGAAGATTGGCTGCAATAGTTGCATCAGTCTTCATCTCATTAACAATTTTGATAAACTGTGGATACTGGAATGCTCTATTAGCTTCTTCAAGAATCTGTTTATTACTATGACGTAATCCAGTAATACCTGTTTCAGCTAACTTAAGTCGTGGTACAATAGCGTCAGAATCTGGCTGTAAAGCTGAATCTGTTGCCATTAGTTATAATCCTTTTATTTGAACATAATATAACTTAATTATGTTTTGTCAAGAGTTAATTTTAGACACAATTGACTGTTGTGTATAATTAGGGATAGTAAATGTTGGGATTTGGATTGATTTGGCTATCATGTTGAATGCGTCACTTGTTGCGTCCACCTGATCGTCATGCCCTGAGCGTCCACCTGTGAATGATTCCAATTCGTTAAAGAACTCGTCATTCCACGGCCCCCTTACTATTTTTACAGCCCCAGCTTCTGCCATTGCTGCGAATGGGAGGAAACGTTGAATCTTTCCACTATGTCCGCTCATCTTAGTACTTCTGGCAGCAATGCCATGTTCTGCTAATTGACGAACAAAGAACATATTAGAAGCGGCACCACCAGCTCCAGTATCTTTAACGATGCCTACTGTGCATTCGTCAATACCATCACGTTTAGCTGTATCAATAACTTCCTTTAGTACGCCATCTGTTAGCTTCCTAAATCTGTAGGCATCTTCTACATAATAAGTACCAAATTTGTCTCGACTTAGCTTAATGCCTGCTGTATAGTCTGGGTCTTTATTAGATTCAGAAGGCACAGATGCTGCAAAGTCCCAAGCTCTGACACGAGCTACAACATTAACAGGGGCATATGGCACAATTTCACACCATTGCCGCTGGAAGTAAGATGAATTAGCTTCTCTTGCATACCAGCTACCAAGCAGTAGACGCTCACGTTCTACTCTATCCAAATTCTCTAGGCGGTCTAGATATTCTGGATTACGCTTAATCATTACTGGATTAGAATAGATTGTAGCTGAAATAAATGTGTATGTTTGAGGCTTACAATTTGGGCCATACTTGTCGGTGATATCTTTTGCTGTATCCCCAAAAACATAATCGCCATTATATTGCGCGTAATATCTTTCCTTTCCAGATAACTCTGGAATTGGAATACCTGTATCTTTATCTAAATAGTGTTCTACGAATTTAAGTAAGAAACTGTCTCTTAGTGGATTACAAGTACATACTAATCTGTGTGGCCCCTTAGCTTTAGAACGAATACGAGATTCGAGATAACTTACTTGCTTCTGCGAGTGCCACTGAGCTTCATCGAAGCACACGAAAGAATACTGTCCACCGTCGAAGTTCTTTGTATCCGCATCAGTTTGACAAACTTTAAACTGAATTTGAGCGCCACTTGGGAAAGTAATAACTAGATTAGGGTGTTGTTTGGCTTTAATTCCAAAAGGTTTATATAAATCAAGGGCTTCTTGCCAAAGCCCGCCGCTTTGCAAAATCTGTGTGCTAGATTGACGGATGAAAACCCCTCTAAAATAGGGGTCATCCTTAAATTGTAAACAGTAGAGAAGTGCTAAATATGACTTCCCACTACCAGCCTTGGTTGTTATGTGACTCGCTAAATCACTCTTACATTGCTGTAAGTGTCGGACTATATCTTGAAAGCTTTCACTTTCCTCACCGTTTCAGCACCGCTTGATGCTTACACTACTACCTTCCAATCAATAGATTGTGGCCTCGTTAGTCTCTGCGCATTTATATTAGCACAGGATTGTCCCAATGGGATTTCCCTGTTTAGATGAGTGTTTTTAACGTGGAGGCACTGAGTTTACCACCACCGTAAATACAAAACTTACTTGTATTTTGTAGGAATTCTTGTTGTGTTTGGCTACAAGGCCCAAGCTTCCTAGATTCTTGTTCTTCCATCCTTAACCTTCCTTCGTTGTTCCGTGAGATGGTTCATATCCCGCACCCTTGTTATTTAAATCTTCAATAGCCTTATTTCTATAATCTACAGCCATTTGTTTTGCAGCGTCAAAACCAAACTTATTTACACTAAATTCTTTAGTCTTCTTTTTACCGTTTAGTTCATTCCAAGCAGCCACCCAAGATGAATATTCTCTGCCATTTACAACTTTAACACGGAACATAACTCCAGTAATACCTGAAGTGTTGTTGCTTTGCTTAGAATGGTTTCTTGCTTGTTGATCTAACAATTCCCAGCGTACATTTCCCGGCTCATATGACTTATTGTTATCAATCCTACCAACTGTCCAACAATTACCATCATCTGGCTTATTACCCATGTAATTCAAGAATGCCAAAAAGTCATTCTTCCATTCGTCACAGACAATGATACCCTTTGCTGAGTAATTAGGGTAACGTTTATTAGCCTTATTGTAACAACGTTTCTTCATATCTTTCCAAGACATATACTCGGATGTTTTGCTTAGAGAGTGTTTAGTATTTCTTTTCAACAATACCTCTGTCTTGTTACATCCACAGGATTTTGTATTACCTGATTGCAGTCTTCCACCAGTGGTTTCAATAACGTTTCCACACGAGCATTGGCAAACCCAGAGTAAGTCCCTTCCACGTTTGGAATCAGCTAATCTAATAACTTTTAATTTGCCGTAAGTATTTCCGGTCTTATCTATAAATGCAGGCATGATATCTCCTATAAAATTATAGTTTACCACAACTATTGCATCTGTCAATAAGTATAAACAACAAAGCCCTTGTACTCTCATACAAGGGCTTCTAAAATAGGTGTATATGTAGCCACACTAGCCATGCTCATATACCAATGCAGCATAATTCTGCATTCTCTCCACTCCACCGACAAGGAGGAAAACTTTATCCCCAATGAGGCGTCTAACTGGTGCCGAATAATTGAATCGAACAATTAATTCAAGATTACAAATCTAGCGTTATACCATTTAACTAATCCGGCTATAAAACGACTATAACATTTAATGTTGTTTTGTCAATACTCTATTTACCAAATGAATCTTTTACAGTTTGCATTAATGAATGATCGTACTTTCTAGTTGGTGCAATATAACCTCCTTCTCCATACTCATTCCAAGCATATATCATACAGATTTTACTAGTTGTTGATGGGTATAAATCCATCATATTCTTAGCGTCTTGTAGATGCTGCTTGAATTCTTCGGGTGTTGGGGCGCAATTCCAATACTGACTATTTTTAGAACCAAGTGTATCAGTTGTAGAATCACTCCACCAAGGTCTATCATCCCACCCACCAGTTACAGGTAGATAGTAAGGTATGTTTGTACCACTATCCCTACATACCCACTCCCAAGCATTCTTATACCCAATCATTTTATCGTTATAAGATTTTGCTTTAGTATAAAAAGTACCATTCCAATTATACCCTATACTGCCATCATACTTATAATGATAGTTATACCCAGACACTGCTTCATATCCATTAGCTTCTAAGTATTTTCCATTCCCAATCCAGTAAGCGTGAGGTTGTTGACAACCTACAAAATGAATACCTGTACCACCTGCTGCAATCCATCTACTCTTTGCTTCATTTAGAAGTGATAATGAGGACTTAGCAGGAACCATAGCTTGCCCCTTTTTAGCTAAGTTATCAGGGTCAAATATGAATACAACAGGTTTACCATTTATCTTTAAATATTGTGGGTCACTAAAGTAAGTAGTAATCCAATAATCTATCATCCCTTGCCAAACTGCAAAAGTATTAGGCCAGTCAGAATGATTACAAACATTTAAGCAGAACTTCATTAAGCTTTTATTTGGAGAAGATTTGAAATTAAGTATAGTTTGCTCATTAAATCGTGTACCATTATTCTGATAATAAAAATCAAAAGCAAAGAAATCTATACCAAATTCATACGCAGCTTTAATCTCCGAATCAATCACATACTGATCATCATCTGAGAATTGTCCAAGTAAAGGAGAGCGTTCTACATAGCCATTGTTGATTCTACTCCAAGGGGCAGTATTCCAACTATTTCCGGGTGTTTTCCACTCTCCATAATAATAGCAACCAACTAGATAACCTGTGGAGGTATTTACAGCGTTTGCTGTCACAGCAGCCGGAAGAGCTGACTGAACTTGTGACGCTGTATAAAGCATTTCAGAGGGAGTGTTCGCTACATACCAATTTGTACCATTATAAATTCTAGGAAGGTCATTGGTATCATCAGATAGGTAGCTGCGTTTTTTCACAATACAACCTCTACTATATAACTTTCTAGTACCATAACATCCCCTACGTTACCGGGGTCACAGCAAATGTAGATATAGGTATTTGAGTTAGTATCATAAGTCATTGCCGCCAAATCACTTGCTGATGCGTGCCCAATACCTGCATAGCTATTACGTAACCCACCTAATTGTGCAGTTTTAGAATTCCTACAGAAGATATGCCCTGTAAAAAGTGTTGTATCTGTTGTTGTCACGCCTGCTGCAAAGAATTGCTGTGAGCCTGCAAACCCACCAAGACCCCCGAAACGCATTGTATAAGATTTATTACCAGCATCTGCTGCTGTTTGTACACGCATACATGCAGTAATTTTTAAGATACTATTCTCTTTAAGCAAACCACCGGGAATAAGAATAGTTGCAGCAGCAGTTTCAGCAGTAGTACCAGTAACTGTTGCAGATGCACCAGACTTGCTTACACACCTCCAAGTTTCCATTAATGGAGGAGCTAGTAGAAACTCTCCATTGGAGTTGACTGGAAGTTGATCTGTTGTTAGAGTGCCTACAATAGTCCTGTCACCAGAACCATTAGATGTAACGACTTCACTTTTTGAGTTTACAGGGAAACCATTTGCAAATTTTGCCATTATGTTCTTTCTATGTTATACATCTTGAATATTATTAAAATCAATCAATGGTGTGTTATTACTTTTTACCTCTTTTACTTCACCATTGATTTTTAATTCTGCTATAATTCTGTTCATTGCATCTTCATTGATAATTTTGCTAATATCAATGTCCATCTTCAGCAGCGTTTTGGCTGCTTCCATCCTAATCTTAGGGTCTTCATCAGATAGGCTATCTTCCAGCACTGCCAATGCCTTACTATTCAGCTTACGCACACTCTTGCTAAGCTTGCTAAGCTCGTGCTCTTCACGGATAAAGCTTACTTTTCCTGCCGGAGCAACCTCTATATCTGTACCACTCATACGCCCTCCAAAATATTGTTGATTTCTTGTTTGAAATGTTGTATAGTCAATTTAGCATTAATGTTGCCAAAGTCAAGATCTTGACGTGTAACACTATTCATGTAACAATTTAAGGAGAGTTGAATGAACGTATATTACAAAGACCCAAATAAGAAATTGCATCATATTATTGCATCCAGTGACTACGATGGCGATCCTGTCTTAGCTGTAATGGATGTATTTACTATGATTAAAGAAGATAAAATGCCTTGTGCTGGAGCTATTATGGCTGTTGTAGAAGGTGGTAAAGGAAAGCAAAGTGAAGAAGCAACACAAAACGATTGTGCCTAGAAATAAGCCTATGAACGACTACCTAGTTGCTCTAGGCCATCAGGTGCATAAAGATAAACGTAAGCTTAAGCTTGCAAAAGATAAAAACAAAAAGGAATACTATGATTATTGATCTACTAAATGATGACAACTCAATTAAACAAGGTAAAACATTTGAAGATTTTATGGGTGAGTTACTAATGGAAAATGATAAGGAGGATGAATGCTATGCTGTCTAAAGTAATTATTGAAAATAGCCCATATATGTTTGTACGTGAGCTTGAGAAAGCTATCAAAGATGGCTACGACGTATGTTATGACGATATCCGAGCACCAAGTATTAATGGGTGGACTCTATCTTGCTGTCTTACAAAAGACGAGCCAGAACAAGAGAACATTGGACTAGAAATTGTAAAACCTAAAGCTGGTCGCCCAGCGAAACAACAAGGAATGCACTAATGCAAAAACAAATCGTAGCTTATGACCTATTTAGTTTCTCCCAAGCCTTACAAGAAGCTGTGCAAGCGGGCTATGTGGTGAATAGTGACACAGCAGGCTATCCTCAGTTGATTGGCAACACTTTCATTGCCACAGTATACAAGAAAGCCGTAGAAGAGCCTGTAGCCCCCGTAAAACGCAAGCAAAAGGTATCTGTAGATGAATAACACGGAAGCTACAAAGAAACAGCCATATAAAGTGCCAGAGATTGACTATCCTAAACATATTCCAGCCATTAATGAAGTAACTGGAGCTAGACTAACAACAGGTGTACCAAGTCAAGCCTATCTTGACAACTATGACCTTATCTTTGGTAAGAAGGATAAAGATAAGGATAAAGAAGAAACACAAGATTAATTTCCTATAAGGAGATGCACAATGTCACGTAATATTTTTGATCCAGATGATGTTTTGGCACATCAGCAGGTAAAGACTCGTAAGAAGCGTACAACACGAGCTGATAAAGTAGCTCATGGAGAGGTGAGAGCTATCCGTGAGAAGTTTATTGAGGAACGTGTGTTGCCCCCTTTACGTCCAATGAATGACCTACAAGCAAAATACATCAAGCTTATCCAAGAAAAGAAGCTGGTGGTAGCTACAGGTTTTGCTGGAACAAGTAAAACATATATTCCAACAGTTATTGCTTGTGATGCTTATCGTAAAGGAGAAATCTCTAAGATTTATCTTAGTCGTCCTGCTATGTCCGAGTCTAAAAGTCTTGGGTATTTTAGTGGCGATTTAGTAGAAAAAATGTCTCATTGGTTACTACCTGTTCTCACCACTATGTATGAGCGACTTGGAAAAGAAGTGGTAGACATTGCTATCAAAGGGGGTGATATCTGCTTTATCCCACTTGAAGTTATCAAAGGTATGTCATTTGGTAAGGGTACATTTACTATTGTGGACGAGGGGGAAGATTTAACTGTCAAAGAAATCAAAAGCGTTTTAACACGGC